CCCTTAAAAGATCTGTGTTAAGGGATTTTTTATTTATAAGTAAACAACTTGGTATTTATTGGCTAGGTAAACACAATAAATCTGAAAACACTTTTACATATAACGGGCATACATTAGAAATGTTTAGTGCTGATGACGCACAAAAAATTAGAGGATCTGCAAGAGATATACTTTGGATCAATGAAGGGAATGAATTATTTTTTGAAGATTATCAACAGTTAGCAATGAGAACTAGAAACGAAATTTTAATTGATTTTAACCCTTCCGATCCAATACATTTTTTATATGATTTATCAGAGCGTGATGACGCTGATCTATTTATAAGCACATACAAGGATAATAAATTTTTACCAAAGGAGTTAATAGATGAGATTGAAAGGATTAGAGAGCGTGACCCTGATTATTGGCTGGTTTACGGTGAAGGACAAAGAGCCGTATTTAGTAACAGACAAATATTTAAAAACTGGAAATACATACCACATATTGAGTTCCCGGAATTTAACGAAACCGCACTGGGTGTTGATTTCGGCTATTCAAATGATCCCGCAGTGGTTTTACAAGTTGGAAAAGTTGGCGACAAATTATATGTTCACGAGTGGCTATACAAGAAGGGAATGACTAACCGGGATCTAGCAGAATTTTTAAAAAATAATAAATTGAATGATATTTTAATGTATTGTGATAGTGCTGAACCAAAATCAATAGAAGAATTAAGACAGATGGATTGCTTGGCTAAACCATCAATTAAAGGGCAAGGATCTATAAATGCTGGAATTAGTTTAGTTAAAGAATTTGAAGTAATAATTTCCAATGAGAGTAAAAATATGAAAAAAGAACAATTAACATATTTTTGGGAAGAAATGAAAGATGGAACAATAATAAATAAACCTATATCAAAAAACGATCATTGTATGGACGCGCTCAGATATTGTGTGTACAGTAGATATAAAAACAGATATGATTTTTTTGTAATATAAAAGAATTTAATATTTTGTATTTTTACATAAAATTTTACTAAATGGCATCAATCCTAGACAGATTCAAAAACCTTATTACTAAAAATTCACAACAAACTGCTAAAGAATATAATCAAGCTATATATAATTGGCTTGGTGAAAGCATAGTTTGGAACCCCGAAAATGACGATACATATGTGAATGAAGGTTACAGAAAAAACGCAACTATATATTCAATCATTAATCTAATTACTAAAGCAGCATCAACAATCCCCATATGTGTATATGAAAAAGTAAATGACAGTGAATTAAAAAGATATAATGCGATGACTAGCGGTATGATAGATGGTACAATCATACATAAATCTAATATGCTTAAGAAAAGTGCCTTAATAGAGTTAAAAGACACTGAATTACACGAAATATTAGAGCGCCCAAACCCTGCGCAATCATACGCAAGTTTTATTAGCGAATTAATTGCCTTTGGTAAATTAACAGGTAACAGATACGTTTATGGAATAGGTCCTGACACTGGTGATAATATAGGAAAATACAAAGAACTTTATGTTATGCCTAGTCAAATAATGGAAATTATATCTGGCGGAATGTTTGAGCCGATTAAAGAATATAAAATACAATACAATGGTTCTTATGCTATACCAGCAGAACAAATATGCCATATAAAGGATTTTAACCCGTATTATGACGGCACAGGATCTCATTTATATGGGCAATCTCCACTTAGGGCCGGTTTAAGATCGTTAACAACAAATAATGAAGCCGTACAAACAGGTGTAAAATATCTACAAAATCAAACTGCTAGAGGTGTTTTAATGAGCGATGAAGGTGATCTAAATGAAGTACAAGCACAACAATTAAAAGACAAGTTTAGATCTACATATCAAGGATCTAATAATGCTGGTGATATAGTTATTACACCAAAAAAATTATCTTGGGTTAATTTTGGATTATCAGCAGGTGATATATCATTACTAGAACAATACAACGCTAGTATTAAAGATCTTTGTAACATATATGCTGTTCCTTCACAATTATTAAATAATGATAAGGCATCAACCTATAATAACATGAAGGAAGCAAAAAAAGCTTTATATCAAAATGCTGTTATACCAGAAATGCTAAAAATTAGAGATGAACTCAACAGGTGGTTAGCTCCAAAATATGGCGAAAAATATTACATTGATTTTGATTTTTCTGTTATACCAGAATTACAAGAAGAAATGGACAAAGTGGTTGATCAGATGAGCCGAGCTTGGTGGATTACACCAAACGAAAAAAGAGCGTCAATGAGTTATGCTGAGGAAGAAAACGAAGCTTTAAACGAATTTTATGTGCCAGCTAATTTAATTCCAATTAATGGTGTTGATATAGATTTACAACCGTTACCAGCTTTACAAGAAGATGAAGAAGAAAAGAATGTCAATGATATAAATGTTGTATATAAAAGTGTTGTACCGGGAATGACTGATGTTTACACTACACAAGCAGAAGCAGAAGCAAGAGCAAGAGAGCTTGGCGGATCTGGTTCACATGTACACGACTTTGACGGGGTTGATGTTTATATGCCATTTAATAACCACGAAGAATATCAGCAAGCTGTTAAAGGTTATAACGAAGAAAAAAAAAGTAAAGGTTACACTGACTATCCACAATCAGCGTCTAATAACGCAAAAAGAATGATTAATTGGAAGAATAAATATGGCGATGAGGTAAAAGCTGGCACAAGCGTCGGTTGGACAAGAGCGGCCCAGTTATCAGCCAGAAAATCGGTTTCAAGAGATGTTATTTCAAGAATGGCACAATTTAACAGACATAGAAAAAACTCAACAATAGATCCTAAATACAAAGACACCCCTTGGAAGGACAACGGATATGTAGCTTGGAATTTATGGGGTGGAACAAGTGGAGTTGATTGGGCAATTAAGAAAATAAAACAAATCGACAAAGAATAATGCCAAAATATGATAAATACAAAAAAGCTTATCAGAGTAAATTAGAGGCATCAGAAAAAAAAATATTGCCAAAAATTTATAGATTCTATAAGCAAGAATACAACAAAGGCGTTGAAAATTTCATATTAACAAATAACACAAATTATCAAAGCTTATTTCAATATGATTATGTAAAAAGGTTTTACACTGAACTATATAAGAGCATTGGTGTTGATATGTATAAATGGTATTTAAAAAACTACAAAAAATATATAAAAAAAGAAAATCCATTTTCAGACGATCTTAATATTTGGAAAAACATATTTTCAGATTACGCAAGTCAAGTGGCAGCAACTAATGTTGTTTTAGTAAGCGGAACAGCACAAAAAACATTAATAAAAATTACACAAAGAATATTAAGCGATCCCGAGTTGTCAATGTTAGGTGCAGATGAAAAAGCAAGAATATTACGGAACCAATTTAATAAATACAGCAAAGTGCAAGCATTACGTCTTGTAAGAACAGAAAGTAACAGAATAGCAAATTATGCTACACAACAAACTGCTTTATCAGTATTTGGGCCGGAAAATCTTAAAAAAACTTGGTTACATTCCGGTGGTAATAATGAAAGACCTACACATGTCGCTTTAGACGGTAAAACAATACCATACAATGAACCTTTTATTGTAGGGAATGATCGTATGCAAAGACCGGGTGAAGGATCTGCTGAAAACATTATAAATTGTAGATGTACAATAAATTATGAGCCAGCAGAAGTGCCTGATGCCGATATATTAAGAGCGATTGGTGTTGTGATTTAACATTGTTATTTTATTTTATTATTTTTGTAAAAAATATTTATATGAATTTCTTATACAAAGCGTCACCACTAGGTGAATTAACAGATTACGATGAAAAAAATTCTATTGTAAAAGGTTATGGATCATATTTTAATAATCAAGACAGTGACGGCGATATAATAAGAATGGGCGCCTACAGAAAAACTATTGAAGAAAACGGAAACCGTGTTAAATACTTGTATCAACATAATATGATGCAACCTATTGGAAAAATGAAAGAATTGTATGAAGATGAAAAAGGATTAGTATTTGTTGCGGAAGTGCCAAAAACTTCACTAGGAAAAGACGTCATTGAATTAATGAAAGCCGGTGTAATTACTGAAAATTCTGTTGGTATTTTACCGATTGTAAAAGAAGACAAAGGACAATACAGAGAACTCAGAGAGGTTAAATTGTTTGAAATATCTGCTGTTACAATGGCTGCTAATGATGAGGCAAAAATACTAGATGTAAAAGGGAATAAGAATATAAATAATGTGTATCAAAAATACGACAACTTGTGTAAGCTAATTAGAAAAGGCGACATAAGTGACGAAATGGGATATGCTATTGAATCTGAAATATACAAGCTAAAATCTTTATTTATTAACGCTACTCAGCCAACAGTTGTTACTGAGCCAGTACAGAAAAAGGAACAACTTGATGTTTATAAATATTTGTTAAATAATTTAAAATAAAAATTACTTCAATGGAAGAAAATGTAAAAAATCAGCTTGATCAGTTAGGAAACTTGATTGATTCCAAAATTGAAAAAGCTACTGGACAAGCACTAGAAAGTGCTAATGGTAAAGCAGATGAATCACTGAAAGGTGAAATATCAAACTTAACCAACAAATTTAATGAGAGAATGGACGCAATGGAAGTTGCGAACAAAAAACACATGGAAGTTTTAGAAGGCAAAAAAGCTGATAAATCTTTCAAAGGTGGTTTAATAAAAAGTATCAATGACGGTGCTTTAAGTTCTTTAAGAAACGGAAACGCAAGAAGTGCATCTTTTGAGATAAAAGCTGATATGACTGTTGCTGCTGACTTTACTGGTGAAGTTATACCAGCACAAAGAGTAAGCGGATACAAGTTTGACCCGGCAAGACCTCAACACGTGAGAGAATTAATCCCACAGGGATCAACTAACTCAGACGTAATAAGATTTGTAAAAGAATCTGGTTACAGTGACGGATCTGCTATGAAAGCAGAGGGATCAACACTAGGTCAATCAGATTTCGATATGACTGCTAGTTCTGTAAATGTAGAAAAATTGGGAGCATATTTAAGAATTTCAGAAGAAATGCTTGCTGACACTCCACAATTAACTAGCTACATATCTAACAGAGTACCATCGAAGCTTTTAACTGCTGAAGATGATCAATTATTAAACGGTAATGGAAGTGCGCCAAACTTATCTGGTATTATCACTGACGCTGCTGATTTTGATACTACATCTGGTGGAGCTTTTTATCAATCTGTAAACGGAGCAAATCAATTTGACGTAATTATAGCTGCTTTAAATCAATTATCATTGAGCAACTATACTGCTGATAAAATTATTATGCACCCGACTGATTTCCACAAAATCTTATTATTAAAAGATTCAAACTTGTCTTATTTAAAAGATCAAGTGTTTAAAGGATTACAACCTGTATTTAATGGAGTACCTGTTATTCTTAACACAGCTATTGCTGCTGGATCTTATTTACTAGGAAACTTTGGACAAGGAACTCAACTATGGATTAGAGATAATGTTTCAGTTGAATTCTTTAGAGAAGATGGAACCAATGTAAGAGATGGATTTGTTACTGTGAGATGTATGGAAAGAATTGCTTTAAGCAACTACTTGCCAAACGCTTTCGTAAACGGAACATTTGCTGCTGGTATCACTGCTCTAGAAACGCCGTAATAATATACTATTATGTTTTTAAATTAAGGGGGTTTTTAATCCCCTTTTTTTATGGCTTTTTTTGTCGTTTAAGCAACTTTCCACCCTCTAAGGTATTTATACATTCAAAATTTCTTTTCGTTTATTAGCGTAAAATCCCCACTGAGCAAAAAAAATAATTAAAAAATAACTTAAAATTTTTTTTAAATATTAAAATATTTTTTTATATATTCGTACTAACTAAAACGATAAATATGAAAAATACTACTACTTACAATGGCTACAATTTATTAGAAAAAAACGTCAAAGGTTGGATCATTGAAGAATCCGTTGATCTTTGGGGCAGTTACCACTATCTTTATATGGTTAGCGGTTACTCACAAGACAGTTACAGATATTACTGTGTTAACCAAAACGGTATAACAATTAACAAAGAATCCCATTTAATTAAAGAAGAAGCTAAATTTTCTTTTGACGAAAATCGTAAAGCTGCTGACAACGGATACATAGCTTGTTTAAAAGATCGTAAAATTTACGAATTGGATTTAATGTTTACCGAATCCGAATGCGATGCTCAAAAAACTGTAATATTAAACGAATTAAATAAAAAACAATTTATTTACGACTTACAAACATTAACAAATAAATTTATTGATGAGTACAACACTTCTTCAGATCCTAGTAGGCGTGAAGATCTTAACGAGCAAATCAAGAAAAATATCAAATTTATAAAAACAGGCAAATACTAATAATTATGAAATTAAACAAAAAAAATCTTGCTGTAATAGGCAACAAAGTATGGAGTTACACAACCTGTGTAGCTACGATCGAGGGTGACAAATTACTTTCTCACGGTTACTACTCTAAAACAACAACTAGACACATTAACTACGTTGCTGAGCAACTTAACCTTAAAATTGTAAAATAATGGCATCAAACGAACAAATACAAATAGATTATCCACTAAACGTAACAAAGAGAGCTTACATATATTTAATCGAGCATTTATGCAGAAACGGCTACTACATTGGAGATATGTTAAATCCAGTGTATAAAGATTACTGCGCTCAAAAACTTATTGATAAATGTAACAGTTTAGAAGAAGAACACGGCGGCGATGATCACTGGGAATACAACGATAAATTAACTTTAAAAGACGACTGTGGCTATGAAGGTTAATAAAAACACTAGAAGCTCTGGACACGGCAAAAAAATATTCTGTCCTAAATGTAATGCTCCATCAAGAGTTTACCACTTTTCTTGGTCAGCTATACAATGCGGTACTTGTGACAATATGATCGACAAGTACGATTGGAACCTACAATCAGCAGATATACCGACTGAAACAGGTATAATTGAGGCACATAGAAAATTCTTGGCTCAGGATCCGGGAAACTGGAAATGGTTAATTGCTTTTTACGCAGTGGCCCTTATTATAACAATTTTACTAACTATAAAAATTTAACAATGATAACTTTTAAAATAAACTTTAAATCGTCTGTGTACGAAAATATATGTGATTTATTAGAAATGGAAATGGATTACTATTTATCAGATTTTATAACTGAGGAAGAATGGAATGATGATATGCACTTTACTGATGCTGACGAGCTTCAATATTGGTTAGATGATAATCACTGTTTTAGAGTTGATACTATATATTACTGGGACGCTATGAAATACTTAAAAGAAAATGACACAAGCTTAAATAAATCAATCGAGCTTGCAAATAATGCCGGCTACGATTTGAGCTCAATCAACAGTACGCTATTAGCAGATCTTTTAAGAGAAGACGAAATCAGAGAAGATTTTTATTTGTGTAAAGATCAGATTGACGAAATATTTAAAACTTTACTATGAGTGCTAGATCTAGATTTGAACACAGGTTAAAAGTTTTGAGAAGGATCCGAAAAATGGAATGCCCAAAGAATAAACCCGGATTTAATAATTTAACCGACCTTGAAAAGCAAAAAGAGATGCTTAAATGGTCAAAATTTGTAAGAGATGTACAATAACAATAATAATGACCAATCGTTGCTTATATCGTGCTTTATGCTTGTTTTAGCAATAAGATCCATATTAATACTTAATGACTTTTTAACAACTGCTGTTTTTACTTTTCTAGGATTTTCAGTGTTGTTAAACTGGCATAACAAGAATCAGTTACCGTAATTTTGTTTGTTTTGTTTTAGTTGTTAAAAACCCGGTTAAATTTTAGCTGGGTTTTTTTCTATATTATAGGCATGAATCATAACCAGAAAGGTTGTTTTGCTGAATATCATTTTGCATCAACGGCAATCACTTTAGGTTATAACGTATCAACACCATTATTGAGCTCAAGTTATTACGATTGTATATTAGAAAAAAATGGAAAGCTTTTTAAAATACAGGTCAAATACTTAGGTAAGAACAGATTGAGAAGGGGCAACAGTATGCAAATTACATTAAGGCGAACCGGTTTACCAAACTATGAAAAAAAGTATGTAGATTATTTTGCCTTATATGATGAAGAAAATAAAGGTTTTTTTATTATACCAAATTTAGGGCAAAGCTGTTTAAAAATAAACATTAATGGTAAGTATAAAGAAAATTTTAATAACTTTGCACTGATTTCATAGATTATCTTTAGAGTGTCACTGGTAAAAATACAGTGGCACTTTTTTTTTATCTTTACAGTAAATTAATAATTATGAAAATAAAATTAAAAACGTCAATGATAATCGAAGGCAAAGAAATTGCTGCTGGTGAGATTATAAACATTAATAAATCTAACTTAGATAAATGGTTGAAAAAAGGTTGGGGTGAAATAATTAAAAAAGAAGTAAAAATCAAAAAAGAAACTAAAGAATTCAAGATTGATAAACAAACTAAAAATGAGACAAATAAAGATTAATTCCACAACAGGCAGTGAAATAGTTACTACAAGTGAATTTAAGGATTACGCAAGAATAAGTAATACATCAGATGACACTTTAATAGCTAATATCATTGTACAAGCTAGGATCTGGTGCGAAAATTACATATCAAGAGATATTGTTGCAAAAAATAGAACTTATTACATACCGGAAACTAACGGAATTTTTGATTTGCCTTTCGGTCCTGTCGCAAGTATTTCGTCTGTAAGCATTGACAGTGTAGCATATAGCGACTATACAACACCCGGTTTAGACAATGAAACCATAGATCTAGACGGCCCTGCTGACGAAGTTAAAGTTGTATATGTTACAACAGGATTATCTGACAAATTATTAGAACAAGCAATTTTACAGTATGCTACAACTTTATATGATAACAGACACGATTATCAAGTTGGCAATATTAATGAAGTGCCTTCTTCAAGTAAAGCTATTTTAAACAGTTACAAAAATATGTTTATATAATGAATCCGGGTAGATTTAACAATGTTATAAAATTTTATAATCATACGAAAAGCGCAGACGGTTACGGTGGTTACACAAGTACAACTAGCGCATTATTTGCTACACTGTGGGGAAAATCAAAAGAAATAAGCGGTGACATTGAACAAAGTAACGGCAAAAGAAATAGAAATAAAATTGTTGAAATAATATTTAGAAAAAAAGATTTTGATTTAATCACATATGTAGAATTTACTTTTACAGTGGACGGTGTAGGAAGGTATAGAGTTAACGATCATTATCAAGTAGTAGAAAAAGAATATGTTAAATTAATAGGCACATACGAACAATGATAGAAATTAACGTAAATAAAACCGATATCAGTAAATTGCTTAAAAAATTTAATAATATTAAAAAATTTAGCACAGAAGAAACTGATAAAATATTTGGTTACACCGCTTCACAAATATCAAAACGAGCTAAAAAAGACGCTCCATTTAAAACGGGTTTTTTAAGATCTACAATTAATTGGGGTAAAGACAAAAATGACAATAAAATATTTGTAAGAGCAGAAGCAAAATATGCGCCTTATTTAGAATATGGTACAAAATATCAAAAAGCACAACCTTATTTTTACAGCAACGCTAAACTCGAGATTAAATTGATGACAAATCGCATTTTAAAGCTACTAAGAAAACAATTATGAGAGAAGCCATACAATTTATCAGACAAAAAATTTATACTGCTTTAAACGGCAATATTTCAAATATTAGCGGCAATACTGTTTTTGTTTATAATCGTGTACCTAGTAACGCCAATACACCTTATGTATGGGTTTACTCTGGTAGCACTAATGAAGTAGATCAAAACGCACAAAATTATTGTTTAGAATGTATCACAAGAATAGAATGTGTTACAAGATTTGATGCTGATACGGGCGGGGATCTAGATTGTAATACATTAGTTTCAGAAGTATTAACTTTGCTAAGAACTCGAGCCAGTGGTTATTTCGATTTGAGCTCAAATAATTTTAATGTGTATATCAATGTAAGTGACGGCGTTACATACGAGCAGATTGATAAAAAAGATCACACATACGTTATTGGAGTTATTGAACTTGCAACTAGGGTTGAACAATTAAATTAATATGGAAACTAATAGCATGAAATTATATATACTAAATACACTGGCACTAGGCATATCATTAACAAATATCGAAATATCATTAAGAATTATTTTATTGTTAGCCACTATTGTTTACACAGTACAAAAAATAAAAAAAAATAAAAATGTCTAAAGAATTAAATGAAGATACTAGCTTAAATATTAGTATAAAAACATTAATAGCAATCGGAGCAGGTATGGCATCATTAATTGGTATGTGGTTTGCTTTACAAGCAGATATTGAAGAAGCAAAGTTGTTGCCCGAGCCAGAAATTAGCAGAACAGAATATGATTTAAAAGATCAATTAATTCGCGAAACTATAATGAACACAGGTAAAAAAGTTGAAGAAAATAGTGATGCTTTAAAAAATATTGATAAGAAGTTGTTTGAAATAATAAGTAAATGAAAAAAATATTATGTGCGATATGTGTATTGGTTGCGGCATCTGTATATAGTCAAGATGTAACTGTTTTGCAAATAAATGCAAAGTGGAATGAACGAAATAATTACGATTTAAGCGGATTAAATGGTGTAGTTGTAAAATTTAGCTATTTAAAAGACCAGCCAAAAGATATACAAAAAGGTATTAGTGCTGTTCCAGTAATCGTAATAATTGATAAAACTGGCAGAATAAGAATGCAATATGTCGCTGATTTGTCTTTTAAAATACAAACAACAAATATGGAGATCCAAAATGTAATAGATAAAATTAAATGATTAGTAAACATATTACATACAAAGAAGGAACAAGAAGTGTTACCGCTTTGCGTCTAGGCATAGAAAACAAGCCGGGTGAATACGAATTACAAAACATGGAATTGATTGCGGAAAAGGTGTTTGAACCGCTTAGAATAGCTGTAAACGGCCCAATCAAAATAAACTCATTTTATAGAAGTGAAGAACTTAATGAAAAAATTGGCGGCAGTGGTCGGTCACAACATTGTCAAGGACGTGCTATTGATATTGATGATATATATGGTTATGCTACAAATTCTTTTATGTATGATTATATCAAAAATAATCTCGATTTTGATCAGCTTATTTGGGAGTTTGGAACCAATGAAAATCCTGATTGGGTACATGTGAGTTATGTTGATGGAGATTCTAACAGAAAAAGATGTTTAAAAGCTTATAAAGAAAACGGAAAAACAAAATACATTGACATTACATAAATGGAATTTGCTTTAGTATTTAACTTTGACGGTTTTTTGTTAGGTTTTAAATATTATCCAATATTAAATGAAGATGATTATGCTGAATTTAACATTTATATTTTATTTATAATTCTACATTTTAAATTTTTTAACAATGAGCGATAAAAAGAAATTCAAAGAAACTACTGTTGGCAAATTATTATTTGGGGCCGCCTCAATGATAAACCCAACACTTGGAAAAGTTTTAGCCGGTGTAAGTTCTCCACAAGAAGCTTTAGCAGAAATTGGTAAATCTAAAATTAGTAATGACGATAAAATCAAGCTACAAAAAATGATTTACGATCAGCAAAACAAAGAAATAGAAGCTGTTACATCAAGATGGAAAGCTGATTCAATGTCAGATTCTTGGCTTAGTAAAAATGTACGCCCTCTGGTATTAGTATGGTGTATTGTAGTATTTTCTATTGCCGGGATCCTCGACAGTATTGAAAGCATACCTTTCCACATAGGCGTTACTTGGAATGATACTTTTGAAAAAGTTATGATGTCTGTTGTGTTAGCTTATTTTGGCGGAAGGACGACTGAAAAAGCAACTAGCTTATTTAAAGGCAAATAAATGGCTAATAAAATTTTATCCAATTACGTTTACAATAACAAGCGCAAACGTCCCGGAAAACACTCTAAAAACGCGTCTAAAGGTCAAACCGGTTATAAAAAAAAGTATAAAGGACAAGGCAAACGTAGATAATAGAAAAACCTTAAATTTGTAAAAAACAAATATATGGGTACTACATTAACAGGCAAGAGAGTTCAGAATACATATGATGCGCTTTTAAAATTAAGCGACAACCAAAATTTAACCGGAACAGCTAAAATAGTTGGTGACGGTTATGGTAATGATTCCCCAATATATTTAAGCACATCACAAATAGGAATTGGAATTACACCTTCTTATCAATTTCATACTAGTGGTAATGCTAAAATTGGTGGCAATCTTATAATATCTGGTAACCTAACTGTAAATGGTACACTAACATATTTAAATGTACAAGATCTAGCAGTCGAGGATCCGTTAATAAAATTAGCAAAAGACAATACAGCAAACACATTAGATATTGGATTATTTGGTAAATACGTTGCTACTGGTACAAAGTATAAAGGGTTTTACAATGATGCTAGTGATGATAAATTTAAGCTATTTATAGGCACTACTGTTGAGCCAACAACAACTGTTGATACATCAGCAAGTGGATATACTGTTGGAACTCTTGTAGCTAATTTAGAGGGTAATGTAACTGGCGGCACTATAAGCGGAACCACTGGAAGTTTTAGTGATGATGTAAGTATAGCAGTTTCTAAAAAATTAAAATTTGGTGGTGGTAGCCATACATATATTAATGAGGATATTGATGATAGATTAAGGTTTTTTACTGGCGGTGCAGAGTTTATGAGGTTTACAGAAGACACCTCTAATACTGTACATTTATTTGAAAAAACTATTGTTGATAATGATTTACAAGTAAACAATAATATAAGTGGCACAACAGCTACATTTACTGGTTTAGTGACTGGTATTGCTCCGACTAGTGATTTAAACTTTGCTACAAAAAAATATGTAGATGATCAAACTATTCCAACACCGACATTAAGCTCTGTTTTAAGTGCTGGTAATTCATCTGGTTCAAATGATTTAAAAATTATTGATGATCAAAAATTGCTTTTAGGTAATGATGGTGATATGCAGATATATCATAATCAAGTTAATTCTGTATTTTTTAATGATACTGGAAATATGGTTTTTAGAAATAATGCCAATGACAAAGACATTAGCTTTCAGACAGATGATGGGCAAGGTTACACTACTGAATATTTAAAATTTGATGGTGGTTATAGTTTACCTCAAATAAGAATACCAGACAATGTAACAATGAATTTTGGTTCTGATGATGATTTAAAAATATACCATGATGCTACCGATAGTTATATTAAAAATGATACTGGAAATTTCATAATTCAAAATACAAATCCTGATAAAGATATAAATTTCTATGCTACTGTTTCCGATGGTGCTGGTGGCGGAACTGAGGAGCTTTATTTTCAGTTAGATGGTAGTATTCAAAAAAACGAATTTTATAAACCAGCTTATTTTAAAGATAATATAAAAGCTGAATTTGGATCTGATAGTGATATTGAATTATTTTTTAGTTCAGCTGATGGTTATTTTAGAAATAAAACTGGAGATTTATATATACAAAATTTAGCAGATGATAAAAGTATTGTATTTCAATCAGATAACGGTATTGGTGGTGTTACAGAATACTTTAAAATAGATGGCAATATTAACAGAAATGTAATTTTAGTTACAACACAGCTTAATGATAATGTCCCAATGATTTTTGGTGCTGGAGCTGGTCGACCTAGTATAAAATATGATTCAACTGCAAGCCAATTATTTATTAATGGCGATACTAAATTCTTAAGTGATGCTTATATTGTAAATAATTTAAATGTTCAAAAATCAGTTTACCAAACTGCAACTGGTGGTTTTTATATTAACAAACCTTATGGTGGTAGTTTTTACACTACTCAAAATGTTTTTACAGGTGCAATACAAATAGCATTACCGACTGGTGGCACTGGTCATGATGATATGATTAAATTTGTTGTTGACATATTTGATTATAATACTCAAGAATGTGTTACAGTATTTATTGGTGGTTATACATATCAAAATGTGGGGAGTGGTAACACCACTTGGTACAATGTGTCTGCAACAGTTTTAGGTCAAAGTTCAGCACAAAATTATACTGTTAGATTTGGTGATAATGGAACTGAGCATTGTGTTTGGATTGGTGATACGACTAGCACTTGGAATCATTTACAAGTTATAGTCAAAGATTTTTTTGCTGGTTATACTGCTAATATAAATAACTATTTAAGTGATTGGGGCATTAGTGTAGTAACTACACAAACAACTGTTAATAATACGTTAACAAATTGTTTTCCAATGTCATCTGACACAATAGCTGATTATTTACCATTAACTGGTGGTACACTAACAGGTAATTTAAACGGCACCTCAGCACATTTTACAGGAAATGTTGAAGTTGGTAGTAATGCAAATATATCAATGGATTCATCAGCTAATGGTCAATTAATGATTGATGGCGTAGGTTATCAGGGTGCTATTGCTTTAGATGATCAAGCTATGCATATATACCATAATAGCAGTGGAAGATCTTTAGTTTTAGGAACTAATGAAACAGCAAGATTAACTATTGGTGGTTCTGGAAATTCAACTTTTACAGGAAATGTAACAACTGGTCAATCATTATTAGTTAATGGAGTAGGCAATAATTCATCTTTAACTTTAGGAGCAAACACTGGGAATTGGGTTTTTACTAATGTACAATCAAGTAGAAATTTAGAAATATCTGATTCAGATGGAACAGGTGTTGTTTTGACAATAGACACAAGTGGTGATGCAACTTTTGTTTCAAAATTATCTGCGGCATCAATAGGAGTGTCTGGCAGTAATGGTACAGATGGTAATGGTATTTCTTTATATGGTGGTGCTTTTACTGGTCAACCTACCTATGGAATGATGTTCCAAAAAACATCAAGTTATAGCACATTTGGATATGTAAGTGGTGATTGGGCAACTTATTTTACAATGGATAGTGGAGCTAACAGAGGTTGGATTTTTAGAAATGTATCAACTAGTACCAATGTTGCATCTATAAATAATCAAGGTCATGCACATTTTCAAACACCATCTAAGATTACAAGTAATGATACCTCTTTAACATTTGAGGATGCTGGTACAAATGCTATGGTAATAAAAGTTGGTGCTGGTGATGAATTGTATATTGGTAGTAACAACACATACCAATTTAGAGGCACTACAACTGGTCAAGCTAGATTAATTTCAAATGGTTACATACATTTGTCTGCTGGTGCATCAACTTATACTGGTTTAGAATTACATCAAACCGATGGTTCAAGAGTTGGTTTTTTCTATGGCGATAATGGGCAAACCTCAGAACCTAACGTTGGTATTTTAGATTCTGATGGAAATTGGGCAGTGAGAGTTAGGAGAGATAATTATACTGAATTAAGAGTTAATAATGTTGTTAAATTTCAAACAACAACAGCCATAAATTATAACTATCAACCAACTTGGATTGAGGGTGGCTCTGCTAACTGGAATGAAACTACACCTGGAACAACAACTGGTTCTTTACATCTTGTACCAACTACACCAGATAATTATGGTAGTGCTATAACATTTGGTGCATCTGATTCATCTAGTGGAACAAATGCACAAGCTGGTATATATACTAGAACAGATGGTTCTTATGGAACTAAAATGTATTTTGCTACAAGTGGTAGTTATGCAACTGGTTCTTCAACCAGAATGATGATTGACTACAATGGTCAAATAGGAATGGGTAGTATAGCACCAGAGGGAAAATTAGATGTTACTGGTGATATTTGGTTAAATTCAGATAATGCTAATGCAGCATATTACTTGCGAGTTAATAGAGGTCAAAATCAAGATGGCGGCATACTTTTATATGGAAATAAGACATTAGATTGGCAAATAGTAAACCAAACAAGTAGAAATTTAAACTGGTATTCGTATGCTGCTGGAGCTAGTGTAATGAGATTAACTACTGGTGGACAATTATTAGTTAATGCAACATCCTCTACTTATGGTGCTGCTTATGGTTATAATTTAGGTGTAAAAGGAACTACCGGTCAAGCTTATATATCAATTGCTAGATCTAATCAAAATTTAGATTCTCAAGGTGTAATTATAGGTTTAGATACAAACTATTCTTATTTTGTTAATAGAGATGCTCTTCCATTAGAATTTCACACAAATAATGCTGTAAGAATGCACATACATGGCTCTTTAAATCGTGTTGGTATTGGTGCTGATCCTGTTTCCTCTGCTGGTGTAAATAACTTTTTAATGGTAAAAGGTTCCTCACATTCTGGTATTGTTTTAAATGCAAATAGCGGTGCTGTACAAGAAATGTGGAATGATGGCGGTACTTTAAATATGTGGGATAGTTCACAAGGTTATAGAATGAGATTTTATACAAGTGGTAATGCACAAGTATATAATGGATTAACAGCTGATTCTTTTGGTGTAGCTGGTTCAAATGGTACTGATGGTAAAGGAATTTCGCTTTATGGTGGCTCCTCTGCTGGTGAGCCAACTTATGGTATGATGTTTATGCAAACAGCAACATTCGGTGGTTACGGATTAGTAAATGGTAGTTGGGCAACCTACTTTACTATGAATAGTGACACATCTAGGGGTTGGATTTTTAGAAGAGCTGGCAACAGTAATTGTGCGAGTATTACTGCTGGCGGCGATTTATCCTTAAAGGGTATAATTAGTTTTACAGATACAAATCAAAGAATATCTGGTTTAAATGGTTCTTATTTAAAAATACAAAGTGGTTCAGCTAGTGATGGTGGTATAAATTTAACTAATACAAGCGGTACTAATTTAATGTACTTATATGCAAGTGGTTCTGATAAAGGCATGTTAAATGCGGGTGGTTATTGGACATTTAAACATTCACAAGGTGGTAACACTAATATATATTCTGGGAATCAAAATTATGTATGGCAATATCAAGGAAGTAATGGTTACGCTTATTTTCCAGCTTGGATTAATTTAGCTTCTGGTACAGGTTTATTTACAAATTCAAACGGTGGTCATTTTTATGGTAATGAGGGTTCTACTTATGGTGCATGGAGAACATCTGGTAGCAGAAATGGTTATAGTGGAATTTATGATAATCATTCAGCCACAAATGCAAATATGTTTGATTCTAGCGGTAATGGTGGTAATTATTCATCAACTGCTGGGTGGCATTTTTATTATCATAAAACAAATCTTTGTTTAGGTATTGGCAATTCAACAACATCATCATCTTATTCTTTATATGTAACAGGTTCGATATATTCAACTCAAGATGTTATTGCTTACTCAGATAAAAGAGCAAAAGAAAATATTATTACTGTTGATAGTGCTATTGAAAAGGTAAATAAATTAAGAGGGGTTTATTACACACCAAAAGAGGGTAAAGATAAATCAAGAAAAGTTGGTGTTATTGCACAAGAGATTTTAGAGGTATTGCCAGAGGTTGTAACACACGACAAAGAAAATGATAGATATGGTGTTGATTATGGTAAAATTACTGGTTTATTAATAGAAGCTATCAAAGATCAGCAAAAACAAATAGATAAATTAACTAAATTTGTAGATAAATTAAATAAATAATTATGAATATAGAATACAGTTACAGAATTGATGGTATTGATATTGCACCAAAATTAGATAATCTTGACAAAGTTATAACTAGAGTTGGATTTTCTTATATTGGAAAAGATATAGAAAGTGGCTTTGAATCAAACTTTTTTGACAGATTAGATTTTTTGAATCCAAACCCAGAAAGTTTTACACCTTTTGATAGCGTTACTGAAGATGAATGTATAAAATGGGTTGAGGATAATTGGAAAAATATTGATATGGCTAAAAGATCAATAGAGTTAAATATTAAAGATAAAATTACACCTATTTTTAAGCCAGTAGATACACCATGGGGTGAGCCAATGAATAATAATCCAACTGAGTAAAAATGGCTGGAGTTCCATTATCTGGCGAAATGTCAATGTTAAAAGTGGCTAGGGAACGAACTGGCTCTGGTTATGAATCGAGCATATCAATAGCACCACCAATTTATTTAGCAGATTTGTCAAGATTAACTGGTGGAAATTCAAGTGGCTCTGGTCGAAGCTATCCAGCTGTAAATTTAAATAACGCAGCAGATCAACGACCAGATGGGCAAAATCCATTAAGAATGGAAGAATTTAAAGGGTATCAACAAAATTTAACAAGAACACCTTTTTATTATGTATATAGTTCAGTAAATTATCAAAATGCTTGTGCTGCCGCTTTACCAGTAGGTCCTTATTATCACACTGATGGAAATAATTTATACCCAGATAATTTGACTGGAATTTATACAGCTTACACCACGTCAACTGGAACAACAGTTGTTAGCTCTGGTTATTATGCTATATATGATTCTTTTTTCAATTCAACTGGTAAATACATTTATGTTGGTTCAAATGGTTCTATAACTGGTGGTGGTACATGTTAAAAAAAACACTAAATTTGTATTTAATTAAATAAATAAAAATGAGCAAATTAGAGGAAAAAGAATTGAAAGATTTACAAGAAAATCAAAACAACTTAACAAATAACTTTTTACAGTTAGGTCAAGTTACAAGAGCATTAGAAAAATTACCAGAACAAAAACATTTATTAAATGGTAAAATTGATGAGCTTGAAAAAAAACAAGCTGATCTTAAAAAAGAACTTGAGGAAAAGTACGGAAAAATCTCAGTTAATTTAGAATCTGGCGAATACGAAATTATACCAGAAGAAGCATAGATCATGTCAGTGATTAATTCGTCAAGTTTTTTATTATTAAAAGACGATGTCATAATTGGTCACAGTACTGAAACTACATTTGCGCTTGAATTAGATTTACCAGAAGCTACAACAAAAGACAGTTTAGGTTGGAAGGAATTTATTGCCTGTGTTAGAGGTGGTAATATGTCTGCGGCCGGGTTAACTTGTTACAATGATTCTTTAAATTTTAATCAATTTTCTGATTATGTAATTGGAAAATCTAAGGTTGTTTTTTATTTTAAACAAACTACGGATCCCGAGTTGATATGTAGAGGTGAAGGATTTATCACAAGCGTTGACGAGGTCGGTGATAACGAATCAATCAGCGAGTTTAACGTTGAAATAACTCTCACTGGAACTGTAACGGCCGGAAACGACAAAAACTGGGAAAACATATTTGAGTTTTGGGAGGATATTGCTAAAAACTGGGAAAGTGTATAAATTATTTATTTGTATATTTGTTTAAAATTAATAATTATAAAAAAAATAACGCATGGCTACTTCTGGAATATTTAACGGAACTAATTTAATTTTAAAATTTCACTCAACTGATGGAAGTGAAGTTGTTGTAGGGCACACAACTAGTGCAAGTTTAAGCTTGTCTGCTGATTTGCCAGATGCTACAACTAAAGATTCATCAGGTTACAATGAGGTTATTGCTGGAACAAGAACTGGAGAAATATCATTTGAAGGTCTTGTTGCTTATGACGATTCTAACAATGCTATTGAAGCTGCTGACTATTTATTAGCAAGAACAAAAGTATATTGGTCATTTGGTACTGCTGAGTCAGGTGACGACGTATTTAATGGAGCTGGATTTTTAAATTCAGTTGAAATGAGCGCAGAAATGGAATCGCCAGTGTCGTTTAGTGGATCTATCACTGTTACAGGCGCAATTAGTAAAACTGAAAACCAATAAAAATTAAATAACTAGGCACGGGATATTCTGTGCCTAAATTTTATACATAATGGCAAACAAGAAAAGAGGATACTACACTGTAGAAATGGGTGGTAAGCAACGTACACTACATTTCTCAATGAATTTTTGGTCAAACTTTACAGACATTTTAAACATACCGCTCGAAGGTCTTGCAGATGTTTTTTCAGAAGGCATTAAACTTTCCACAATTAGAACTTTAATTTATGCTGGTTTATTAGCATACGATCAAGAAGAAGGAAACGAAATTGATTACAATGAGTTTAAAGTTGGTATGTGGTTAGAAGATTTTTCATCTGAAAAACTAGAAAACATTGTACAAACTATGATGCAATCAAGAATTTTAGGCAATGATTTAAATGCTGGATTAAGTAGAAATGTTAAAAAAACTACAAAGCCGGGAAAGTAAACAGCCAGCTTGATTGGGAATCACTGATTGACTTTTATATTGGTCAAGTTGGCATTACGCCAGATAGGTTTTGGATCCATACTTGGAAGGAAAATCATCTAATGGGCGAATCATACTTGATAAAACAAAATTTAGAATGGGAACGGATCCGGTATTTATCTACAATGGTTTACAATGTAAACTGTCAAAAAAGATCACAGATGCTAAAACCGGAAAAATTATTTCCACTGCCACAAGACGCTTTACTTGATACCGGCAAGCCAAAATCTACTGTTGAAGAATACTTAAAATTCAAGAAAAAGCTTGAGAACCGTAAATGGGTTACACTTGATTAATATTTAGTAAATTTGTAAAAATTAATCTGTATGGCAAAAGAAGAAGTTATCATTGTATTTGGCGCCGACGTCAAAAAATTGGAAGCCGGATTAAAAACGGCCGGAACTAAAATCAAAAAATTTGGTAGCAAAGTAAGTAAGGTTGGCAAGAGTTTAAGCGTTAAGCTGACTGCTCCGCTTGTTTTAGCGGGTGGCGTGGCTCTAAAGTCAGCAGCTAAATTCGAGAAGCTTAGAACAACTTTAAATGTCTTAACCGGGTCAGCTGATGAAGGCGGTAAAGCTTTTAAAAGATTAGTTGAATTTTCAGCAAAAACACCGTTTCAGTTAGATTCGTTAGTACAAGCGAATAATACAATGATGGGTTTTGGTTTAAGTGCTGATGAAGCATACGGATCTTTACAACAGTTAGGTGATATTGCGGCAGTAGCAGGCGGTGATTTACAAAGAATCGCAGTTGCTTTCGGTCAATCTGCTGCTGAGGGCCGTGTAATGACTAGAGATATTTTACAGTTTATTAATAACGGCGTACCAATGTACGATTTATTAGCTGATGTTACAGGTAAAAGCGCCAGTGAAGTTAGACAGTTAGCTACTGATGGTAAAATAACTTTTGACGTTTTACAAGCGGCATTTAAAAAAGCTACATCAGAGGGCGGTAAGTTTCATAAAGGTATGGACGTTTTAAGTCAAACTTTAGGCGGCATGTTTTCCACTTTACAAGACAATTTAAACATAGCTTTTGCTGAACTTGGACAAGAAATTGCTACGGCATTTAACTTGTCAGAAAACGTACCTAAATTGATTGAGTTTATTAAAGAAATGACAGCTAAATTTAAAGCTCTGTCACCTGAGACAAAAAGATTTTTAGTTATAGCAACCGCAATAGCAGCAGCATTACCTCCACTGTTAATAGTTTTAGGGCCAATAATTACTAGCATTGGAGCTATTACAACCGGTATAAGTGGAGCAATAGGTGTATTTGTAAAATTAATACCAATTTTAAAAAGCGGTAGATTAGGCATTTTAGCACTAAATTTAGCAATGAAGGCAAACCCGGCTATATTATTTGCCTCAATTATTTTAGGGGCCGCAGCAGCACTGTTTAAATTAGGTAGAGCAAGAAAAGCAGCTCAGATGGAAAAGCTTAATGAAGAATTTAATAAATTATCATTAGATGAAGCTGAAACACAATTAAAAAATTTAACTGTTGTATATGAGGGCAATAATAAAATACTTGAAAAAAATAATGAATTAGCTTTTACAAGAAGAAAACACATACTTAACGATATAAATGGCGACAGGGTAAAAACAGGTACATTAAAAGCAAAAAACAAAAAAACCGGCGAAGAAATAGAGCTTTTAAAAAAAATAATTGAAGAAAAAAAGAAATTAAATTTACTTGAAAAAGAAGCTCCAAAAGGTGACGCGCCGATTAACAGTGGCGGAACTATTGACATTGATACAAGCGAAGAAGAAAGGGCAGCAGCAGCATTAAAATTAAAACAAGATACAGCAGCAGCATTATTGACTACTGACCAAAAAAGATTTGAAAATGAGGTTAAACAAACAAAAGCACATTACGATAATTTAATAAAATTAAATAAAAATAATGCTTCCATTGTAAAACAGCTTGAGGAAAGTAAAGGTGAAAAATTAAAAGAAATATCAGAAAATCATTATAAAACTTTTTTAGACGCTTTCAAAGAATATGGCGAAAAAAGAAAAGAAATGCAAACTCAAGTTGAGGACGCAAGTGCTGTTACAGATGAGCAAAAAAAGCAATTAGAAATACAAAGAGCTAAACAACATTTTACTTTTTTATTAGCAGAAGCAAAAAAATTCAATCTTGACACTGCCGCTCTACAAGAAGCACAAAAATTAAGAATTGCAGAAATTACTGCTAAATACACAGAATCACAATCTACTTTTGCAACAGCACAAGAAAATATAAATAATGTTTTACAAGGTAGTTTTGCTAACTTAGGGAACTCAATCACAAACGCATTCGCAGGATCAAAAACAGTTTTAGGCGCTTTTATGGGCGCATTTATACAAACAGCAACAAGTATAATGGCGGCAAATTTAGCAACATCTATGTCTGGCGCAGTTGATTCTGGTACAAAAACAGCAGCGAGCTTTGGACCCGCAGCAGCATTTGTTTTACCCGGTCTAGTTGCTGGAGCAATGGCGGTTGTAAGTAAAGCATTTAACAAAGTGCCGAAATTCGCACAGGGTGGTATAGTAAGCACACCAACACTTGGTATGTTCGGTGAATATCCGGGTGCTTCTAGAAATCCAGAGGTAGTTGCCCCGTTAGATAAGTTAAAAGGTATGCTTGGTAACAGTGGAGGATCTAAAGTACAAGTGGCTGGTGAATTTAGATTAAAAGGTCAGGACCTAGTTGTAGCATTACAAAGAGCAAATAATAACAGAAATAGAATTTTATAATGGCATACGGTGTTAAATATCGTTTAGAATTTTCAGATGACAATTTAAAAGGTAAAAAAATTGAAATATGGAAAAAAAATTATACGTCATCTACAGTGTACGATATGGTTGGTACAAACGAACCTTGTGTTATATCTTGGGAGGGTGATGACAATTTTTATACACCAATAAAAGGATCTGAATGTGAAATAAATTTATTTGTTACAGATGACGTTACTTACGATAATTTTTATGAGTACGATGAACGAGAATATCAAGTGAAAGTATTTTATAAAGACACAAGCAATAATTATCAATTATTTTGGATTGGCTGGCTTGTAAACGATCAATTTACAGAAGCTTTGAGAAGCAAGCCGTTCCCTATATCATTAAAAGCAATAGACGGCTTAGGAACGCTTAAAAACTTCGATATGACACTGTATCAAGACAGTTACGGTCCTTTATCAGCTCGACAATGGATAACATCTACATTGGAAAATTTAGATCTAGATCTTGATATATATGTAAGTCAAGATATATATGTAAGAAATCCAAGCAGTACACAGTATTCATTATATGATATAATGTCAATTAATCCTTATACATTACAAAAATCAAAACTAGATATAAACAACGCATCTTATGTGTTAGAACAAATTTTAAAAATTACTAACGCAAGAATTTTTCAATCTTATGGTAAATGGTACATTGTAAATAATTCTAGTTATTCCGATCAAGCAGTAAAAAACGCAAGCGCATCAACAGCACAAGGCGGTACTGTTCCAACTAATATAATGGCATCTGAAACAACAAGCTTAATTAATAACGGTACTGAATCGCCTAAATTTGTTATTTATAATTATCAAGGAACTTATCAATCAACATCTAATATTAATGTGTTAAAACAACTGCCTAGCAATTTATTGCCTTTAGGAAATGATTTGACTAGAGAATTTAAAAGACCTTTAAACGAGTTTGTAATAACACACGAAACGTCACAATACAATGAAACTAATAATTTTCAAAACTCAGGATTTGAAAACGGATTAACATTTTGGACAACTTATACATCAACAAGTACAACTTCACCCGGTACTATATCAACTGATTTCAGTAAACAAGGCAATCAAAGTTTTAAAAACGTACAAACACAAACAAGTTTAAACACAAGAAAAACATTATCTAACTCTGTTGGTGGTTATGCTATTAATTCAACCCATTTAGGTCATGTGCTTAAAATAAATACATATTTTGACGTTAACAGTAATTATGGCTCTGTAAATTTTAGATGGCAATTAAGAGTTGGCCCAGATCCAAGCTCACCGCCACCGCAAGATCCAACTTATTATTGGAATAATACCACTGAAGCTTGGTCGACTAC